AACACATGATTGATTTAGGATGTAAATACAAATTAAAAATTAAAATAGTAATTTTTAAGAAATGAAAAAAGTTTACCAAAGAAAATGCCTAGAGTGTAAAGAGAAATTCACACCACAAAACAATACCCAAATCGTGTGTTCGGCGTTCTGTTCTGTTCAGTACATTAAAAAGAAAAACACCAAAGAAGCAGACAAAAAATGGAAGCAAGAAAAGAAAGTATTAAAAGAAAAATTAATGACTAAAAGCGACTATTTAAACATCGCTCAAAAGGTTTTTAATACTTACATTCGATTGCGCGACAAAGGTAAGCCTTGCATTTCGTGTGATAAGCATTTAAAAGAAAACGATATTAATGCCTCTCACTTCTTTTCTGTAGGTTCTAGCCCTAATTTACGATTTAATGAAGATAACGTTCACAATAGCTGTATAAAATGCAATAAAGAGCTTCACGGTAATATAGCTGAATACGCAATTAGGTTGCCTTTAAGAATTGGACAGGATAAATACGAGCAACTGCAACAGTATCGAAACAAGCATTCATTACTAAACATTGACGACGTAAAAGAATTAATAAAAAATTACAGAAAAAAGATTGCGGAATTAAAAAAATGATTATATTTGTTGTGTAATGAAGTAGAGAGCATTGCAAAAGACATCACTGAAGAACTTTAACCCATAATCGGGTGGCACTCTCTACATTAGCCAAACGATTATGGGTTTTTTAATTTTAAATACGGAATGTATGAATTTTTTAGAGAAAGATTTAGAAGAAATCATTTTTAAGGCAGATAGAGATAAGCTATTTGAAAAAGGAATTTGCGACTATGGTAAATTTTATAGACAATTAAAGATAGGTAATTACGGAATAGCGGATATAGTCTCTATACAAAGGCCTTATTATCATTCTGGATATAAAAAGAAGATTAAAGGATTAATAACCATATATGAACTAAAAAAAGATAAAATATCTGTTAGTTCTTTTTTTCAAGCATTAGGATATTTAAAAGGCATAAAATCTTATTTATGCAAAAAAAATAAAGAATTTCTTTTTAATTATAATATTGTTTTAATAGGAAAAGAAATAGATTTAAACTCCACTGTTTGTTATTTGCCTTCTATGTTTAATTTAGAACTTTCTGATATACCAATAGGTCTTGATTACGAATCTATTACTAATGTAGATATTTTTAAATATAAATATGATTTTGACGGAATAAATTTTGAAAGTTGCGAAAATTATGATTTAAAAAATAAAGGATTTTAATATGAATGGATTTGAACAAATAAAGTCTTTTTACAGTTGGGTTTTTAATAATCCTGATAAAGTAAAGCAAAGTCATATTAGTCTATATTTATTTTTAATAAATCAAAACAATAGGTCAATGTGGGTTGAGTGGTTTAAATGTCCTTATGATTTAGCAATGCAAGGAAGTTGTATCGGCAGCAAATCTACTTACTACAAAACTTTAAATGAATTAGATAGTTTTGGATTATTAGAATATAAAAAAGGCGAAAACAATTATAAAGCACCATTAATAAAGCTTATTTGCTTGTACAAAAATGAACCTCAATCTGAACAAGTAACTGTACCGCTAAGTAAACAAGTAACTGCACCACAGACTGAACAACTATCTGTACCGTTAACTGGTAATATATATAAACTAATAACTAATAACATAGAACTATTAACAGATAATGAAAGTGATTTTATTTTTTTTATTGATTCTTTAAAAATTAATGATTCTAAATTTTCATTTTTAAAATCACTAATATCTTTAGGCGCAAAAAAAGAACTAGCTGAAGATTGGCTTAAGGTTAGAAAAACAAAAAAACTAACTAACACTAAAACGGCATTTGAAAGTTTTAAGACTGAATTAGAAAAATCAGGAAAAGAAATAAATGAAGTTTTAACAAAATGCTGTGCTGAAAGTTGGGGAGGATTTAAATCGTTTTGGGAGTGGAATAGACAGAATAATATACCTGCATTGTCAAACCAACAAAACGACAATTATTTTGCTAAACGAAAAAGACTAGACTAATGGAATCTACAAAATTAAATAAATCACAAATAATAAATCTTGAAAAAGGTAAACTTCCTCCTCAGGCCATAGACATAGAAGAAGCTGTTTTGGGTGGTATAATGATAGATTCAAAAGGAATACATGAAGTAATTGACAAATTAAGTCCAGAAGTTTTTTATAAGGATGCTCATAAATACATTTTTAAGGCTATTTCTGACCTTTATTTTGAAAATGAGAACATAGACTTGTTAACTGTATCAATGAGGCTTAAAAAAGACTCTAAGTTAATAGAAGCAGGAGGTGATTTATACTTAATACAATTAACTCAAAAAATTTCTTCTACAGCTCACTTAGATTATCATTCAAGAATAATAATGCAAAAGTATATTCAAAGAAAATGTATAACAGTTTCAAGTGAAGTAATAGAAAATTCTTATGATGAAGATTTTGATGTTTTCGAATTATTGGAAAAAGTATTTAAAAGCTTTGGTGGAATTAATGACTTGATAAATGTTGGACAGGTTATAGATTTTAAAGAAAGTGTATTAAATTACATTAAAAACCAAGAAAATCAAGGGGAAGGAATAAAGAGTTCTTTTTATAGGCTTAACAAAACAATTAATGGTTATTTTAACACAGATTTAATTATACTTGCCGCTCGTCCTGGAATGGGGAAAACTGCATTTGTTTTAAATGAGATTTTACACATGGCTTTTAATGGTGTTCCAGTTTCTTTTTTCTCTTTAGAAATGAGTATAGTTCAAATAATAGGTAGATTATTGAGTATTATTTCTGGTATTGATTCACAAAAAATAAGAAATACGAGTCTTTTGACAAAAGAAGAAAAAGATCATTTAAAAATTTGTGTTGAAATATTATCGAAATTACCAATACATATTGATGATAGTTCTGGATTGTCCCCAATTGAATTAAAGTTAAAAATATCTAAGTTAAAAATAGAGAATAAAACAAGAATTGCTTTTGTTGATTATTTACAATTAATGAAAGTTAAAGATAGAAAAGTAAACAGGGAGCAAGAAATCTCTATAATTTCAAGTAGTTTAAAAGCAATAGCAAAAGAGTATGATATTCCAGTGATTGCGCTATCTCAGTTGAGCCGCGATGTTGAGAAAAGAGGTTCAAGTAAAAGGCCTTTGTTAAGTGATTTAAGGGACTCAGGAAGTATAGAGCAAGACGCCGACATGGTTTTATTTCTTTACAGACCTGAATATTATAAAATTGAAGAATGGGACGACGATGAAAGAATGCCAACTTTGAATAGCGCAGAAATTGATATTGCTAAGTTTAGAAATGGGGAAACAGGATATGTAAGAGTAGGTTGCGACCTTAAATATATGAGATTTTATGATGAAGGCATGAGTTTAAACGAAATTGAGCAAAGATATTTATACGATCCGACTAAAGAAAAAGGTGTTTACAAAATTCCTAAAATAAATCCTTCAGATGCTTTTGAAGAAAATGACATTCCTTTTTGATTATGAACAAAATTTCAATAAATAAAGATACATCTATTCGAGTAGACACTTTTGAGTGGCAGACTTCACCTAATGGTAATAGGTTTAGATTCTCAGGATTAAAAAAGAACAGCCAGCTTCCTCCTAAGTGTTTAGAAAATACTTGGAAATGGCATTGGATTTATGAGTTTATTTATGAAGACGGGAAACATTTCTACATTGAAATAGATTACAACAATAAATTTTTAAATTTAAATAAAAAATAATTACAAAAAAGCTTGTGTATTGTTATTTTTTTATTACATTTGTATAAACGTTCGAGTGCTTGGCGAAGAAGCGGAAAAGTACACACCATTTTTCGATTAAGCCTAAATTTTAAAGATACAAAACAGATTATAAATCAATAACCGAACCCGCTTTTTTGCCAAACACTTGTTATAGCATCGTTGCGGATTTTAAAACAAAACTTTATTATGAAACAAAGAAATTATGCAATTATGGTTGAGGAAAACTCCCATTATCCAGTTAGTTACACTATTAAACAAGACGGAACGAAAGTTATTGAAAACACAATGCTAAAAGGTGGCGATATGACTGAAAACCAAATTAAAGAATTATTCTTTTTAGGCTATTTTGAAGAAAAACCAACACAAGAAGAAGTTGACGAATATTTGGATTACATCAATGAAAAACGTAAACGCAGCAATGTGCTATAACATTTTGCTGGTAGGCGATGTGGTGGAGTGATAATCCAAAATTTCGAGATTCAAGACAAATCTCGCAAAATTAACCTAATCTTTAAATTAAGTCCAGTGCCACCATATTGCTTACCAGCTGTTATAAGCCGTTTTTTTACTCACTTGTCATAGAGCAGAGCCTTTTATTTTGTTGTCTGATTTCAGGGCTGGTTAAAATGGCTTATAACATTTGCGGCTTTGCGAAGGCAGGGCAATTGAAATGCAAATGTTCAAACCATTTATGAAGTTAAATTATTAATAAACTGCTCGGATTAAGAACGTCAGCCCTGCTTTTGCAAAACTGTTTGTTAGCTGCCGTTTTTGTCTGGGTGCAAAAACAAAAAACAATGGAACTAATTGAAAATTATCAAAAGGCTTTGGAAGCTATATATGAACATGTTGGGTTTAAAGAAGATTGGGTAGCTGCCCCTTTAGATGACCAAACAGATAGCTTTTGGAATGAAGATGGCGAAAATGTGATGTGGGCTGATAGTGTCGAAGAATTTGAAAACGAAAGTGGCAACTATTATCAGGATGAAATTTACAAACAAAGATTTTACTCCAAATGGGTTTATGAAGGCAAAGACTTTACAATGGTTTTTTGCGACCCACATACTGACGGTATGAAATGGTTTCGTCTGTTTGATAATAGTAAACGTCTGTCTTAAATGGCAGCTTACGTTAAAGCATTGTAGTCAGTTGTGGTTAGACTGGCAAAATGTTTCGATTTAAAACTAACCAAAACAAGTACAAAACCAATTATTAATTAAGCCGAATACCACAATTGCTACAATGCATTGTTATATGATGGCTTTTAAATATAAAGATTATGACAGCAAGTTTTTCAATTAACCTTCACGATAAAGATGGAGATGTTTACCAAGAATGTTTGTTAATACATTTAGAAGATAAATGTATTTTACAATTAAAAAACAAAGCTGATTTAGAAGAATTAATTAAAAATCTAAATCAAATAAAAAAAGAATTAGAAGAAAATTATAATTTATGAAAACACCTATTGAAAAAATTTACGAAATGTTAGAAAACAATGATATTTCTAACCTTGCAGAAATGAAAGAATGGTTTTTAATGGAAGAAAAAGAAAATTTAAAAAAGAGTTTTGATTTTTCTTATAAAGAAATGCATAATTCATTTAGCAATGATTATTACAAACAAAAAACATTTGATGATTTTTACCAAGAAACTTTTAATTACAAAGTGGGGTAAGCTATCATATAACATATGGTGCTATGAGCAGGTTTGCCTTGCAGAATGTTCCAATTTAGCACAAATGTTATTGGCAAACTTGCTTATAGCACGTGTTATATGAAGGTGGTATTTCACGCACTGCACTTTCATCGAAGCACG